GTTCTCTTCCGCAGGATTTTCCAGCGTCTCCCTGTACATATCCCGCACGCGCTCGATCTGAATCGTCTGCCCCAGGGACGGATTTGCCTTATACCAGTTCTTCTCGTCATGCCAGTCATCATCATCCGTAAGCCCGTAGACCACCGGGTAAAAAGTCGGATCCTTCTTCCTGTCATTCAAGATGTCCAAAGCCTTCTGGTGAAGCTCAAAGCAGATGCTCTCCCTGTCCGTCCCGGCTGTCGTGATCAAAAAATACAGAGGCTGCTCCCTGGCATCGCCGGAGCCCTGGGTGAGCACGTCATAAAGCTTCCTGTTAGGCTGTGCGTGTACCTCGTCAAACACAAGTCCGGACACGTTCAGGCCATGCTTTGTACCGACCTCTGCCGACAGCACCTGATAGAACCCCGCGTTCGTGTAATTGACGATCCGCTTGGTCGCCGCCGTTACCTTTGACCGCTTGTACAGCGCATTGGAATTCTCCACCATCCGCTTCGCCACGTCAAAGACGATGGAAGCCTGCTGTCTGTCGGCAGCCGCACCATACACCTCGGCAGACGGCTCATTGTCCGCATACAAAAGATAGAGCGCGACCGCAGCCGCAAGCTCGCTCTTCCCGTTCTTCTTCCCGATCTCGATGTATGCTGTCCTAAACTGCCTGTGGCCGTTTTCGTCCACGATCCCGAAGATGTCCCTGATGATCTGCTCCTGCCAGGGGAGGAGCCAGAATGGCTTCCCGTCCCATTTGCCCTTGGTGTGCTTCAGGTTCTCGATGAACCGCACTGCCCGGTCCGCCTTCTTTTTCTCATAGTGTGAGGTCTTAAGCATGAAGGGCGACGGCTTGTAATATTTCAGCTTCGGAAAATCCGAAGGCCTCGTTTCCTTTGGCATCAGTCATCACCCCCAAGCAGCGCCTCCATATCGTCATCCCCCGACGTACCCAGCGTGTCCGCCACGATCCTCGACCGGGATGATGGTGTCAGGCCGAACTGCTCCGCGAAGCTGTTCATGATCTTTAAGTATGTCTGGGCGATGGATACCTGCGGCACCTGTTGCCAGTATCCGCTGGGCGTCTTCACGATGGTGCCATGCTGCGTGATAAATTCCTCCGCTTCCTTCCATCTGGCATACGCCTGACAGTATCCGGCAAAGGCGGCCATATCCACCTCTGTCAGCACTCCCATGAGTTCCATCTTCTTGCTGAGCCTGCGCCACTCCTTCTTCGCTTCCGCCTCCAGCCATTTCGGGCAGGAGGGAGCTTTCTTCACAGGCTTCGGCTCCTTATCGTTCAGTTTTCTCTTGCCCGGATTCCCCTCCAGCACCTTCAGTGCCGTGGGCGTGGGCTTTCTGCCTCTCGTGGCCATAGTCATCATCCTTTCATTTTCTGCAAACAAAAAAGCCGCAGAAGCGACTCTCCAAAAATATCTGTACGGGAGAAAGAGCCTTAATGGCTCATCTCCCGGAATGTCCTGATTCGTTTCTTACCGGCTGTAGTTCCTTCGTATGATCCTTATGATCTCCTCCTGCTCACTGGCGCATACGCCGATGGAATCCAGTGCCTGCCTTGTCCCGCATTCAGGACAGATCGCCGTCAGGTTGTCCTCCCTTGAAAGGGCCGGTCGCCCTGTGTATCCCTGTCCGCATACCGGGCAGATCCTCGTCATATTCTCATCCTTCTTCATAGGCTTCCTCCTCGCTGATCCTTACCGCTTCCTCCAAAAATGACTCGTCAAATCCGAATGACCGGTAACCCTCCAGACAGGCATCCACATAGCAGCCGTTCGGGATCCCGATCTTCCTGTCCTCGTGCATGATGTACACGAACACCCTTCTTCGCCTGACCTTCCCGCTTTGTATCCCGGTGATGGGAAGCACCATCTCCGCCTTGTAATAAAACCTCGGGTATCCCTCGTAACGGTCAAGGGCAAGCTCATCCGCAGCCGTCACCTCCCATACGCCGACCGGAACCTCCGATCCTTCTTCCTTCTCGATGGTCAGGTACGCCCCTGTCTGGCTTCCCTTAAAAAGTAGCCTGTAACCGGGTATCCTGCTCGTCCCGATGATCCTCGCCGAAGGGCACCGGTATCTCATCTGGCTGATGTTCAGGTTGCTGCCGTATGCGATGTAGTATCTTTTATCCATGAATCCTTACCTTCCTTTCCGGGAGCCTTGCCGCCCCTCCTACCACCTTAAGACCGCCTGCGCGGTCAGGCGGGGCTTATGGCCTTGCCCTTCAGGCGGCTGCCCTGCCGCGTCTGAAGGCTGTGTCCCCCGAAAGGTTCCTCGTAAGGAAATCCCTTGCTGTTGCAAACTCGTCTCCGATGAAGCCAAGCCTAAGGAGCCAGGTGCGCATCGCGTATTTCGGGTTTTCGTTCTGCTGCGGCTTTGCGCTGGCCGTCCGCACCTCCTTTGCCATCTCGCTTAAGGCTAAGCAGAGCTGGATGTAGCTTTTCAGCTGCCCTGCGTGGATGCCTCCCCTGCGCTCTGCCGTGGGCTCGTCAAACTGAAAGAGCCGAAACTCGATGGTCCCCTTGGTGAAGGTGGCGTGGAGGTTCAGCATGTGGTACCGGCTGTCGTTGTAGTGCTGATCCCTTCCCCAGCTTGCCCCGTTTGCCGTGTACCAGATCTCCGCAAGCTGCGCCATCGTCTTCGGCTTTCCTTTGTTGACCTTCTCGATGAAGGAAGGGTTTACCGTCCGGCAGTAGCGGTCCATGCGGTTCCTGTCAAGCTTCAGGGCTTCCGCGATCAGGCTCTCATGGCTTGCCATGATGTTCGCCAGGTTCCGAAGTGTCTTGGGCGTGTGTCCCTTCGCCCCGATGTGGATGTGGACTCCGCATCCTCTTCCCGCGTCGCTCTTGGCTCCCGCGTGCCGAAGCTGCCTGCAAAGCTCCTGAAGCGTCTCGATGTCGTCGTAGGTAAGGATCGGCGTTACCATCTCGCATTTGTGTGCGTCGTCCCCGTGGATACTCACGTCCCTCTGAAATTTCCATTCCCTGCCCTGCGCATCCCAGGCGCTCCATGTGTAGTAGCCGTTCCTTCCGGCTGTATCCTCGACCCTGCCTGTCCCGAAGAATCCCGCCGCTATGGTCGCCGCTTCCTTCCTCGTGATGTTGTTCATCTCCACCTCGACCCCGATGGTCTGGTTCTTCATGTTCTCGATCTGCTTTCTGGTTGTATCCTTCATGGTGTTTTCCTCCATTTTTTCTTTGTTTTCCGTGGCCGTCTGCCTTTCGGTAGTGTATATATCACTCTGTCCGGCCACGATATCAAGTTAATTCGGAGGCATATACTGCACAAACATCCAAGGCGATATGTGCATTTCCTTTGTGTATATTACTTGAGCTTTTTCACCGAATCCTCCCCGTAGACCACATTCAATCCGGAGCCGTTGTCCCAGCGCATCAGAAGGCTCCCCGTGTCGTCCACGCCGAGGACGGTTCCCTTCGTCCCTGCGGGAGGTGCCTGTTCGTCATCCATTTTCACAAGCTCCACCCTGCATCCGGCAGGGTATTCCTGCTGGATCCGTTCCACTGTTTCCTTTTTGGGAAATCCGTTCATGCTTCCACCCCGCTTTCCGCGTCTGTGGCATCCTCGTTCCCTGCGGCCTCTTCCCTTGTAGCCTCTCCCCTTGTAGCTTCTTCTCTGGCAGCTTCTTCCTTTGCTGCCTTCAGGGCTTCCTTTTTCTCCGCCTGGCGCTTCATCCAGCGCTCCTTGTCAGCCTCCGTCCGGAATGCGCTGTGGCCTGTGAGGTTTTCCATCAAGGCCCTCCGGTCCTCCTTGTATTCGTTTCCGTTCATCCCAAGGCGGGTAAGCCAGATCCGAAAAGCGTACTTCTCATTCTTCTCGGTGATCGCCTTCGCCTGGATCCGCTTAAGTGACATCGCCTGTTTGTTCATCATCCCCATCAGGATGGTGAAGGCGTGGAGCTTTGCCTGATCCGCAGTCTCGGGAAGGCTTGAAAAGGTGATGTTCACCGGCGTGATTGAAAGCCCCATGATCGCCTTGCCATGCTCCGCTTCAAAGTCCTCGACCGCCTTGGCAAGTGCGTCCACCGAAAGGGTGTACTCGTCGCTCTGCAAATGCTCTACCAGTTCTTCGTTCACCCAAAAGCCGGTGCCGAGGGATCTGTTCAGAAGTTCCGCCCTCGTAAAGACCAGGTTCACAAGGTTTCTTAAAGAAGCTCCGCTGTGTCCCGTGATCGGTACCGTGACCGTCAGGTTGATGGGATCCGGTTCGGGCTGGTCTTCCTCCTCGCTGCTGACTTCGGAATCCTCTGCTTCCTCTGAAGTTTCTTCCTCTGAAGTCTCTTCCTCTGCTCCGGTCTCCTCATCGGCATCTACCGGATCCTCTGCCTCGCCCGTAAAGCCTGCCTCTTCAAGCTGGCCGATCAGGTCTTCATCAAGCTCCCCTTCGACCTCTCCGGTCTTGCTTACCGTAAGCTGTCCGATCTGATATGCCGCCGTGGGCATTCCCATGTACTTTGCCTTTCCCCCGGTAAGCTCCTCGATTGCCCTGACCAATGCCTTCCTCTCTGTGCCTGTTACGTTGTAGTTCATCTTCATGGTGGTGTCCTCCGTTTCTTATGTGCTTTTTTTCGCCGCCCCTTGCGGCGTAGTGTATTAATCACTCTTTCGCCGCAGGATAGCAACTCATTTCTGCTTATTTTCCGGAGAAAATACCACCGATAAATGTGCGCCGTGATTGTCGGTATTACACAATTCATTCTGCGGCTTCCAAAATGGCTTCCTCGGCTGCTTCACCTTTCTCCATCGCCAGAACCGCCTCATCGTATGTAAGCCTCTGCCCGTCACGCAGGACATATACATCCGTTTCCGTGTTGTGCTCGGCGCACCAGGACAGGTAGCGTTTTACGATGACATCCACAAACTTCGGGTCAAGCTCGATCCCCCGGCACACCCTGTCCGTCTCGCAGCAGGCGATGAGCGTCGAGCCGCTCCCGAGGAAGGGATCCAGCACGATGCCGTTGGTCATGGAGCTGTTCCTTATAGGATATGCCATCAGCGCCACGGGCTTCATGGTCGGGTGCTCCTTGCTCGCCTTCGGCCGGTCATACTCCCAGATGGTCGTCTGCTTCCTGTCGGAATACCACTGGTGCCGTCCGTCTTTCTTCCATCCGTAAAGGCAGGGCTCATGCTGCCACTGGTACGGGCTCCTGCCCAGCACCAGAGCGTTCTTTTTCCAGATGCAGCACCCGGAAAGATAGAAACCCGCGTCCTTGAACGCCTTTCGGAAGTTCAGGCCCTCCGTATCGGCGTGCCACACATAGATGGAGCCGTCCGCAGCCAGATTCTCACACATACACTTATATGCGGACAGCAGAAAATCATAAAAATCTGAATCCGCCATGTTATCATTCAGGATCTTCCCGGCAGTCTCCTCCACGTTCACATTGTACGGGGGATCCGTCAGGATGAGGTTTGCCTGCTGTCCGTCCATCAGACGCGCATACACATCCCGCATCGTGGAGTCGCCGCAGATGACCCTGTGCTTCCCAAGGCACCACAGATCCCCGGCTTTTGAGAAACAGGGCTTGGTAAGCTCCTCCTCCACATCGAAGTCATCCTCGTCAACATCCTTGTCATGCACTTTGTTGAAGAGTGTCTCAATCTCCGGCGGATCGAAGCCGGTCTTCCCGAGGTCGAAGTCGGAATCCTGTATATCCTTCAGAAGATCGGCGAGGAGGTTCTCATCCCACGCTCCCGTGATCTTGTTGAGCGCGATGTTCAACGCCTTCTCCCTGACCTTGTCCACATCCACAACGGCGCAGGGCACCTCCGTGTATCCCAGATCCATCGCCACGGTCAGCCTCTGGTGCCCGCCGATGATCGTCATGTCCGTGTTCACTACCAGGGGATCCGCAAAGCCGAACTCCCCGATGGAGTTTTTGATCTTCTCATACTCTTTATCTCCGGGCTTTAGCTTCTTTCGCGGATTGTACTCCGCAGGCTTAAGCTCGTTTACCGCTATCGTTTTCAATGTTGCCGTTTTCACCTGTCGTTACCTCCATTTCCCAGAACGGGTGTCTTTCCTTCCGTTTATGAAAATCCCACCGGCATTTATCCGAACAGAACTTCTTCGGCCTGCCGTTTGCATTCGGTGTGATCGCCACACCGCAGAACGGGCAGAAGCGTTTCGCGCAGTCCTTTATGAATTCTTCTATGTCGTTTTCCATAGGCTCCCGCCCTCCTTTTTTGCGGCTATCCGTATCCGTAAAGCTCCTGCACACACTCACGCAGAGCCGTTTCATCCCGAAAACAGGCACGAAATATCGCACCGTTTCCTGCTTTGCGGAACGAAACCCAAGAAAAAAGCAGCGATGAAACTGCCTCCCATCACTGCCTGTCTGCCGCGCTTCCCGCCACATAAAGCCTTATTTTATGCGGCCTCATCGCCGCCATGACCATTTCGCGGGCTTATTGTCCCTGGCCTCATACCCCCGCCCCGCAATTTCGCGGATTTTCACAAAAGAGGGGGCGCCGGTCTTTGTAGGGTTCCCCACTAAGATCCGACCTCCCCCTGCCATCATGCTCCCGCAGGGGGGATTGCTCACGCATAAGGAGATTCCCGCGAGGATGCTCCCACGTAGATAGTCCCACTCAGATGTTCCCACTCTGATGTTCCCTCGGTCAGAAATGATACACAGGATGCATATCCTCCCGCGCCGTTTTCTTATCGTGACAGGGCTTGCATAGGGCACGCCAGTTCTCACGATCCCAGAAGAGCTTTTGATCCCCACGGTGCGGCACGATGTGATCCACGACGGTCGCCTGCGTGTATCTTCCACATGCCCTGCATTCCTCACACAAGGGATGCGCCCGGAGGAACGCCTTGCTCTCCCTCTGCCACCTGCTCCCGTACCCACGGCTGCCCGCAGATCTTATCGCCTCCGGGTGCAGGGCTTTATGCGCTTCACAGTATTTCGTCCCCGGAGCCACCAGAGCAGCACAGCCCGGATGCTTACAGGGTACTCTTGGTTTCATTGGCATATGCTCACCTCTCTACTCATCAGCTTTCTTCCATGCACCAGTGGTCCTTACACGCATCAGTTCTCTTCCAAGCATCAGTTCTCTTCCAAGCACCTGTTTTCTTCTACACAACAATGTTCTTCTTCTCACCGGTTCTCTTCCACACTCCGAGCATTGAATATTAATTTTCAAAACGCCATACTTCAAACGTTCATATCTTTTGTAGCAGTATGTAGCAGGTTTTTTAGGTATGCGCGTATAAAGAAATTAAAAAATAAAAAATACGGTTTTTACTGTCTACATACTGCTACAGATGATATCGTGACTGCCTCCAAGCCCCTTGTTTACTTGCTTTAAGGCACATCGTGATATCTTTTTCTGTAGCAGGCTGTAGCAGGCCTTAGCCGTCTGTAGCAGGAAAAAACTGTGTGCATCACCTTCTACTGCAGCACCGGAAATTCATCCTTCGCCTCCTGCAGAGCTTTTGATTCCTCCGGCTCCTCGCCCGATTCCTCCTCCAGCATCCTTACACCTATGACCATCGTGGTCGGACCGCCAACGCCGTCGTCCGGCCTTTTGCGCCTGATCACAAAGTGTGTGGACATAGCGTTATTGAAGTTTTTCACGTTCTCGGTATGGTATCCGTACTTCTCGCACCATGCCCTGTATAACTTGTAAGCTGCTGAAGTCCTGACCTCAGAGCGTTCGTCCTTTTCAAGCCACGCCTCTATGAACTGCGCTATGCGGTCGGAGTCCTTGCGGTATTCATCCGTGGCCTCGCTCACCGCTTCCGGCGGGACAAGCCCCGAACGCCTAGACTCCTTAAGACCATCAAGGCACCAGTTGAAGATCCCTGACAGGTTCCCATCCTCCGAGAACAGGTTCTTCAGACCCTTATCCTGCTCATCCTCATTGAAATGGCGTTTGAAGGGTATTATCTTGATCCGCCCTGACTCGAACAGCGTCATGTCCGTCACGTTCGGCAGATGGTTTGTGTTGATGAAGATCTTAAACTCCGGCCTGAAATCAAAGCTGTTCTCATGCAAAAACCTGGCATTCAACGTGTCGTTTCCCGTCATCCTCTTTACAAGAGCCGCATTGAAGGTGATCCTCTTCTCCGGCTCGGAGATATTCACGAAACGCACCCCGGCCAGACGGGCGATCTCCTCCGAAGGACCCGAGGCGTTTGTCACCGATCCGAATTTCGTGGAAAGCATCTCGGGATTACTGGTCTTGCCATAGTCCCCCATGATCTTCAGATAGGTCTCCATCGTGGTACCCTTGCCGTTCCTGGATGTGGCTCCATAAAGGATGAACAGACACTCCAAAGATGTGTCCCCTGTCAGCGCATAACCGAGCGACTTCTGAAGGTATGACGCAAGGCTCCTGTCATTCACCATGACCTCATCAATGAACTGCTCCCAGCGAGGGCAGGAAGCTGCCGGGTCATAAGTAATGCCGGATAACATGGTCAGGAAATCCGCAGGGTCATGTGAGCGGAACTCAAAGGTAAGCAGATCCAGCGTCCCGTTCCTGCAGTTGAAAAGCTGCGTGTTCCGGTCGAAAGTTTTCATGCTCACGGGATGGACGGACTTTGCATCCTCCACCATCGTCCTTCTGTTCTTCCGCATCTGGAGCTTCTGCACACGCTTGATATAACGGTTCCTCGTATCCTCGTCCTTGATCTGAAGGGCGAAGGAATACAGCTTGTCCGCAAGGAGCTTCGCAAGCTCCGCCACCGCAAGGGCTCCTTCATCCGGTCTCCACACCGTGCCGTCAAACACGTACCAGATCCCCCGGTCACGGTTATATCGCGCTATAGGCTTGAAATAATCGGCGAAGGCGTTCCCGATGCCGATCTCCTCCCTGCCATAGCGGGGATTCGAGTGCGGCTTCATCTCCTCCAGCGTGAGGGTGATCCGGGACAGGTCGGGCTTAAATTCCGCCTTCTGCTCCTCGTCCCTGTCATCACTGGAACCACCGATATCATCAAAGTCATCATCGGCACTTACCTTAACAGGCATATAGATCGTGCCGTTCGATGCCACAGCGTTCCTGATCGTGATAGCCCCGTAGGTGGAGCCGGACTGCTGTCTGTCCCACTTCGGACGCATCATGCCGGAGTTTCTGACGATGCGGTCGATCTGCTCCGAGTCGTTGCCGCACCAGAAGCAGAGCATGGATACAAAGCTCATGTCCGCGTCAGACTGGTTGTCATAGTATTGCTGCCAGTTTCCGTCCAGGAAATCCCTGAACTTCTCCCCGTTGGCCGCCGATGTGGCGTGTTCGATTACCTGCTCATCTGTCAGATAGCTGCAGGGCTCTATGGTCTTGTTCGTCACCTGCACCTTGCGCTTCATGAAGGAGTCGAGCAGAGTGTGGATAGCCTCCATATCCTCCGGCACATCCCCCGCTCTAAACTCGTCACCCGTAACGGTCACAAAACGATTCGTGGCTCCCGGAATGTAGACCTCAAGCCCCAGGGAGCGGTTATTGATGTAATACACCGTCCTGTCATAGACGAAATCGGGATCCAGCCGGAAAAAGCCCCGGAGCCCGTTGCCGGACGGGGACTTCTCAAAATATGCCGTAGGCAGGAGATTCATGATCGCTGCAGCGGTATCGTTGAGGCTCCCGTCCTCCCGGATACAGTGGTCGATGTCTATCGCCCCGATGCCGTTTGAAACCCTGATCCCTATGCCGTCATAGCCTCCGATGGTATATGCCTTCATCGCCGAGTTAAAATCACCGAATGTTGAAGGCTCATCTGTGGCTGCCCTGGTTTTCTTCCCCGGCGTATAAGGAACCTTCGTCGGCTTCTTTTCTCCCCTGCGCTTCTCATACTTCCAGGTGCAGAACGGGACAGTGTCCTTCAGCACCTTGGGGATGTTCACAAAATTCACTCCCATCGCTTCCTCTCTCCTTCCTTGATGTGGTCAATATTTTTCCCCACATGGCTGTTACCCATGGGAGTATCACCCATAGGGATATCGCCCATAGCTATGCTGCCCATAGGGGTATTGCCATATTTTATATATCCATCCATGTACGGATCGACGCCTCGACCTCTTCCATCTTGCTATGCTTCACCTCCCCGACCTTGTTCCGTAGATATGCCTTATCCACCGTCCGTATCTGCTCCACGAGGATCAGGGACGGCTGAAGCTGTCCGGATACCCTGTGCTTGATATCCGCATCGCATATCGGGACGTGTGACGGATACCACGTCTTTTTCATCTTCGTGGTCATGGGCAGGACTGTCACCATGCCGGATCTCTCGTTCGAGGCATCGTTTGAAATGATGAGAACCGGTCTGCATCCCCTCTGGACGGATGTATTATCGAACCGCCCGAGATCGGCGTACCAGACCTCGCCGCGATGCATGATCCTTGTGCAGAAAACGGTATCGCCGTCTGCCATGTAATCTTTATTCACATATTGTTTGTTCCTGTATTGCCTTTGCTTATATTCTCTTTTCCTGTGTTCTCTC